CTGGGGCAGATTTGCAAGCTACTGCTGGCACTGTTCAAGTTGCTATGAATATCTGGGGAGACAGCATTGGATCATCTGCTCAAGCGGCTGCTGTCCTTACTCAAACGGCAAACGTCTCCAATGCTTCAATCGAAGAGATGCAGCAAGCGTTTGCTGATGTTGGATCAATTGCTAGTCAAGTAGGAATCAATATGCAGGATACCTCGACAGCTATTGGCATGATTTCCAATTCTGGGGTTCCAGCTGCTCAAGCGGCACAGGACTTGAACTATGCATTGACGAGAATCATTAAACCATCAAAACAAGCATCTGATATGGCTTCTAGTTTAGGCATTAGTTATTACGATGCTCAAGGCAAGATGAAGCCTTTGCAGACGATATTGCTTGATGTTGCCAAGGCGACAAGTGGTTTGAACGATCAGCAAAAGCAACTCGCATTGACTACGATGTTTGGTACTGCCGGTTTTAAGGCAATGGGTCCGTTGCTTCGTTCGGTGACTAACAATTCAGACAATGCCAGCCAAAGCTGGACTGCAATGAGCAAGGCAATCAATGATGCTTCATCAAGCGCTCAAGCAGCTAACGCCATCCTCAATCAGCAAGCCAGCGATATGCAAAACAACATTGGTTCCAAGATTGAGCAAGTCGGTGGTAACTGGGAAGCACTTCGTAATACTGCCATGCAGGCAAACTCTGGGATCAATTCAAGTATTTTGAACATGGTCAACAATGTGCTGACGATGGCAAATGATTCTAATTCGTCTCTCGGACAGATGGCTCAAAGTTTTATTGGATTGTCTACTGTTATTGGACCAGCCATGACCGGATTTGCAGGATTCGCGGCTCAGGCCAATGCTGTTCACAACTTCCTCGGATTAGGCACTAAAGACGCCAACGGATTCTCGAAAGCATTATCTGGATTGACGGACACTAGCAAAGTTAGCACCGCCTTTGACGGAATGAATAGTAAGGTGCGGGGATTTGTTTCAGTAACCGAAAGTGCTCCAAAGGGAATCAGCAACTTTGTTTCAGCGTTAAAAGGTGTCGAGCAGGTTGGACCAAAGGGATTTGATTCCTTGGGTACCAGTATGCAGAAAATAGTTGGATTCACTGCTAACGCATCGACACGTGTTAAAGAATTCAACGGTGGTATTGGCTCACTCGCAAGTTCAGTCGCATCTAAGTTCCCGTCCATGAGTGCAAGCGTGTCATCATTTTCTTCAACGTTCAAAAACGGATTATCACTATCTGCAATAGGAAATCCGTTTGGTGAGTTGCCAAGCATGATCAGCAATTCTTTGTCGAGCATGACATCCATCGTGTCTTCAAAGTTGGCTCCATTGAGCGGCTTGTTCTCTACATTAGGTAACGGTATCTCATCGGGATTATCCACATCATTTGACCTTGGGACTTCAATTGTTTCCAATGGCATGACTGCGATGGCTGGAGTAATGAAGATGGGATTGTCAGTTATTGGACCCGCGGCGATCATTGCGACTCTTATTGCTGGTCTTGGGCTCGTCAACAATCAATTTGGCACACAGATTCAAGCTATGATACAGACGGCAACTACACAGGGCCCACAAGTAATCACTAACTTTGTTGCAGGTATTGTTAGTGCTATTCCCCAACTTGTTGCTTCTGGGGAAACGCTAATTACGAGCTTGCTTATGGCTATAACGGCCAATTTGCCAGCGATAATCACGGGCGGCGTTCAAATCATCACCACGTTAGTAAACTCACTAACATCTGGTGGCGGTAGTGCAAACATGCTGAATGCAGCTATTACGATGATCACAACACTGGTAACTGGCTTGGTCGGAGCACTTCCACAACTGATGTCAGCGGGTATTAATCTTATTATGGCGCTTGTAAATGCCATCGTTCTCAATCTCCCAATGTTAATCAATGCAGCCATGCAAATGATCCAAACACTTGCAACTGGGCTCATGCAAAATATGGATCAGATTATTAATGGCGCAATGCAAATTGTGCAAGGACTGGTAACGGGAATTTCCCAAAACTTGCCCGCCATTTTGAATGCCGCATTGGAGATCATTATGTCTATTGTAAGTGGGCTTGTTCAGCATATTGATCAACTCATTGCTGCTGCGTTGCAATTAATCACAGCCTTGGCTAACGCTTTGATTGCTAATTTACCAATGATTATTGATGCAGCTATCCAACTGGTTACGGCATTGATGAACGGTTTGATTGACAATATCGACCAGATTATTGATGCTGGGGTGCAACTTGTTATCGCGTTGGTCACCGCTCTCATTGAAAACGCGCCAAAATTGATCAGTAGTGCAATTCAATTGGTTGTAACTCTTGCCGGAGCTTTAATTGACAACTTGCCTAAAATCTTAGCGGCCGGTTGGAAACTTGTCAGTGGATTGGCTAAGGCTGTGTGGGATCACAGAGATGACTTGGTCGATGCTGGTGGCCAACTAATCATGGGTCTTGTTAAAGGGATTGGCAACTTGGCAGCCAAAGCTTGGAATGCCGCAGTATCTGTTGCCAAGGGAATTGTTAACAAAGTTAAGGGTGCTCTTGGCATTCATTCACCTTCTAAAGTCATGGCTCAAGAAGTTGGGCAGTATATTCCAGCCGGTGTTGCTGTTGGTATCACTGACAACATGAAGCCAATAACGAAAGCGGTTGATGCAATGACAGCGGCAACTGCAATGAGCATTCCAGCAGTCGATACGTCAGCATTCAGTTCTTCCGTGAGTGCGCTCAATAACAGCGTTCAAGGTGCAACCCTGTCTTCAAATCTTGATGTCAACTACACTCGCAAGCAAACGATTGAGGTTCCTCTATACATTGACGGCCGAGAAGTTGCTCGTGCAACTGCAAACCCAATGCAAACAGAGCTCAGTCGCATGACACGAATGAGCAATCGACGAAAGGGGCTATTTTAATTTTGTATGATTTTAGAGAAACAACGCTCTTCACGGGTTCTGATGATAATCAGCACCCGGCAGAGGCGATGCTAATAGATGGACAGTACATTGAAGACTTGATTCCGGGTTATAGTACGCTGCAAGTCAGTGGCCGAGAACTACTAAGTCAGTCAATCGAAAAACAAACGATTGGCAAGTCAGATGGCGAGTTCATCCAGTATGCTCGTAACCCTTCTCGTGAGATTGTTGTCGGCTACAGGCTTTCAGCAGCGGACAATCTTTCGTTCCGACAAGCATTCTATAAGCTCAACAGCATCCTTCATGGCGATAGTCATCAAGTTTCTTTCAATGATGACCCATCGAAATATTGGCTTGCGACCTTATCGGATATTGACGATGTTCCTAAAGGCCGGAATGCGATCACTTCCTCATTTACTTTGTTTGTTCCCGATGGCATTGCGCACTCGGTAGCCACGCAGACGGCTGACAACATGCCATACAAGGACGTTCCTGTTAATCTACTGAAGGGAAGCAGCAAACCACAAACAGTTGCGGCCCAGACGTGGGGAGACGATCCGCATTTATTTTTTGACACAAGCAGCCTAAAAATAGGCGATACTGTTTCTTTTCAAGTCAAAGTAAGCGGAGTTAAAGATACCAATGTTTTTGTTGGTATCAATAGCCAACCGATATCTCCCTTATTTTCAAATGGAATGCATACTTTTACAATCACATGGACAAAAGAATTGTCCGAGTTGCCTTTGCCAATTGAATTTTCAGTTAAGCCAACAGCACTAACAGATGAATTCGCTTGGAGTCAGGCTAAAGCAGAGATTGGCACCACAGCTTCTCCTTGGTCGCCTAACCCAGCTGATTCTGAATACTATTCCGACACCATCACAGTACCTAATTCCGGGACTTATCCATCTGAGCCGGTTATCACGGCTACTATCAACGGTGATGACGGCGTGTTAACTGCTATTAATGATCATGGCAGTGTGCTACAGTTTGGCTCTCCCGATGAGACTGATGGCTTTGTGAAGCAAAAGTCTGAACGCGTTTATCATCTCGATTTCAATCAGACACCGACAGGGGTAACACTCAATAACGGGGTTACGGCTTTTCCTTACTATGAGCATGGCAATGATGCCAACGTACAGTCGGGACCGTTTGGATATGCAAATGGTATTGCCTACCCGTCCACTGAACGAACCGCTTCCAATTACTGGAATGGGCCTTCAATGAGCGGCATCATTCCGAAAAATTCGAATGGCTCTAACACGGCTAATTTTCAGTTTGTCAATCGTGTCAACGTTGGGACGAATGCTGCAGAAGTAGGCCGTTTCGAGTTCAATTTGACGTATCAAGGCAAGATTGTCGCTTCTCTTGCGTTGTTTGATGATAGTGCTTCAAACGACCAGTGGGTTTTCTCCGGCACAGTCTATGATGGCAGCCAAGCACAAATGCTATTTTTTGACTTACTGCCACGCAATTACTATCGTGACGGCAACTACAATGCCGTTATCACAAAAATGGGGGATCAGTTAACCTTCCGTTTGGATCGCATTGATTTAGGCGATGGCGGCATTGAGACACGGACGGTGTCAGGATTTTCTAAAGTACCGATTGATGGCTGGACAGCTTGGTTTCCGGGATTCTCCGATCAACGTGGTTGGTCAATTAACTGGCAAGACAGCTACTTTGAGTGGATCAACGTTGATTATTGGGACGACATTCCTAACCGATTTAAAGACGGGGACGTTGTGCAAATTGATGTTGCCAATCGACGTGTTCTTGTCAATGGTGCAGAAGATCGGACACTGCAAACAATTGGCAATGATTGGGGCGGCTTCAAGATTCAGCCCGGCAATAACACCATCGAATTGCTCACATCAAGCTGGGCAAAGCAGTGTAAGGCTGAAATATCTTGGCAGGAGGCATGGCTATGAAAGATTTTTATTTTGTGGATAGATCATGGCATCTGCTAGGGACTGCAACTGCTGGCGGTAGTGGCACAATCCACATTGTCGATGATACTGATGATCAGCTTATCTCAGCAGGTGCTCGCACCTATTCAGGAACCATTCTGTTCACCCCTGAACTGTCTTCTAAGGTTCAAACGATGGCGGCACGTGGCAATTACATTTTGTATATGGATGAGCGAAATAAGGCAGTCTTTATGACAATTATGGAATCGAGTCATGATCCGCTTGCTGGCGAGGAAACATTCACGGCTGAGGATGCTGGTATTGATTTGATTAACGAGACTGTTGGTCCCTACAAAGCTCCACAAGCAATGGGCATCGCCGACTATATTAGCCTGTTCACGAATGACTCGGGTTTCGAAATCGGTCTTAACGAGATCCCTAATTTGAAGCGAACGCTTGAATGGACTGGCGAGTCTGACACCACTTTAAATCGTATTCTATCTGTTGCGACTCGGTTTGATAATGCTGAACTGGACTTTAGTTTCGATGTGTCAGGGACAACGGTTGTGCGCCGCTTAATCAACATTCATAAGCGCATAGGTGCTGATAGAAACATCACGCTGTATGTTGATAAAGACATCAATAAGATTGTGACATCAGGCAGTATTTATGATCTCTATACGGCCGTCACACCGACAGGTGGCACACCTGAAAGCAAAGATGGCGAGACGGTTGATCAGCAGCCGATTACGCTTGAGGGCTATCAGTGGAAAGATCCCAATGGTCGTTACGTGTTAACGAAAGAAGGTGTTTTGCTTGACCCGGTAGCCAACCAAACATGGAGCAGACTTTTAGCTAAGGGTGGTACACCGAGTGTCAACGCAGCGTATATCAATCGTGTTGTCACTTATACGGCTACTTCACAAGCAACCTTGCTTCAATCTGCGCTCTCTGACCTTAAGACTCACAATCATGAAGCAGTCAATTATGAGACCGACATTGCTGTGCTGCCACAAAATATCAACATTGGTGACACAATTCATTTGGCTGACGAGGATGAACACTTGTATCTGTCGGCTCGCTTGCTCGAGCTCAAATCAAGCTATTCGATGGATACACACACAGCAACATTGGGAGACTACCTTATTGAACATGATCAGGTAGCAGCCCAATATCGGCAACTTGCTGAGCAGATCAAAAATTTGCCTAAAACAATCCAATACTATCCGTGGATTCGGTATGCCGATGATGACAAGGGCACCAACATGAGTGCTTTGCCAGCTGGCAAGAAGTACATGGCTATTGTTCCCAATGCCAAGTCATCCGTTCCAAGTGACGATCCGGCTGATTACGCTGGCAAGTGGGCATTGATTCAAGGACCAAAAGGTGATACTGGTGTTGGTGTCCCGGGCCCTAAGGGCGCTGATGGCCGTACTGCCTACGCTCACTTTGCTTATGCAAACAGCCAAGACGGCAAGGCCGACTTTTCAACAACTGATTCTAATCGCAAGTATATTGGTTTCTACAGCGACTTCACATCTGGCGACAGCACGAATCCAAGTGACTATAACTGGTCACTGATTAAGGGTGCGGACGGTGCTGATGGTAAAGATGGGGTGCCAGGGAAACCGGGTGCCGATGGCAGAACACCGTACTTCCATATTGCCTATGCTGATAGCAGTGACGGTAGAGTGAACTTTTCGCTCGATACCCCCGGCTCTCGCAAGTACATCGGTAGTTATACAGACTTCACACAAGCTGATAGCGCCAATCCAGCTACTTATAGTTGGCAACTAGTGCAAGGGCCAAAGGGCAGCGACGGTAAGGGAAGCTATACTCACGTTGCATACGCTAACAGTATTGATGGCAAAACAGACTTCTCGACTACTAATGGTAATGGGAAAATGTATCTTGGCATATATGTTGACCAGACCCAAGCGGAGAGTACCGACCCAACTAAATACTCATGGGCATTGTTCAAAGGTACTGATGGTCGTGACGGCAAAGATGGTAGCGATAATGTGCCAGTCATTACTGTTGGTGCAGCGTATCCATCAGGTCCCAAAAAAGGGGATATGCATTGGCTGACTGATAGCAGCGGTGTTGTAACGGGATATTATACCTATGATGGAACTAAATGGAACCCTTATAAAATCGACGCTAAGATTCTTTCGGCAGAAACATTTAACGGCATGACCTTCAACGGGGTTACATTTACCGGGTCTAAGTTCATTTCTTCATTTAAAGGTGTCAAACCCGATGGCGTTGCCGACTATACCGTCCACGGGACAACCACAATGGCCGATGGCAAGATCGTCACAGATACGTATTCGGATACTGACAACAGTCAGGTGACGCATACCGAACTCAGCCAATTTGGCTTGCTAAGTCAAATTTATAACAAAGGCACGCTGATGGATAGTGCGCAACTATCGTTAGGTATGTTAACGCTAAGCGGCAACTATCAAACTGCCAGTAACAAGCCGTTGGAGTGGATCACCAGCAGCTTAGATGCTTTAAGAGTCTTGCAATTAACAAATAATAACTTGCTTGTTTGGCATGGCGCTTTCTATCCAGCTCAGGCTGATACTGCGACAATATCGACGCCACTTTCAAAAACATTATCCGGATGGCTAATTGCTTGGAGCTATTATCAAAACGGAGCACCGACGTATAACAACTATGCGTTCACTCTGATTCCCAAGGCCGCATTGATCTACAACACGACTGGTGCTAACTATTTACGAGTTACCTTCACGATGAAAAACGTTGGGACCATCTTCAAAGTTATATGGTATGACGATACACACATTATTGGGGCTGATGAAAACAAGGGCGGATCGCTTGCACAAGCGGTTATGACTGAGGTATACGCAGTTTAGGAGGTTGTTATGGAAGCTGACAAAGTAAAAGCAATTTTTAGCACTGATGAAGATGGCTATATCACTGGCTACCAGCAGGAATTTTGGGACGGCAGTCAGTGGCAAACGCCATTCGATGATGAGAAAGCCATTCTGATTGCACCGGAAGAACTGAAAAAGATTGCCATTGGCGCCTCAAAGCTGGCTGATGACGGTACTGTTGTCATAGATACCGATAAGCAAGCAGCGCTAGAAAAAGCGGCTAATCAAGTGATACCGACCGGAGAACAGATGCTACTCGCAAATTTAACTCTTGAAGTAGCACAGCTGAAGGCGGCGAAATCAAGTGACTAATTATGATCAGTGTGCACTACTTTACAGTTGGGGAATTGATCTAACACCTTATGTACCGGTAATGATCACCCCAGACGAATACAAGCAAATCACAGGCAATGACTATGTCGCCAGCAAAAGCTAGCGGCTATTTTTGTGGAAGGAAGTGATGACAATGTTAAATAAAATTAGAGATCA